GTATGCGCTACGGCGTTTTGGATTTTTAGCTTTAATCACCATGCGTTTACCGTGTGCTGACTTTCCGCCAAATCCAAAATTAACCTTTACAACTTTACCTTTGTTATTTTTAACGTATACTTTAAATTTCTTAATGTCGCCTTGCATTGGTTTGCCCAATTGTACTTTACGACCATGATATTCCGCTTCTGTTACACAGTTACATGAGGCTTCGGTTAAGAATGTTTTATATTCTTTCATGAATCTAATAAAGTCTTTTACCTCATATAAATCATTTTCATTAACATCATATTCATCTATTTGATTGATATTATCATGTCCACATTTATGACAAACATAGGGATCAGTTCCACCATCATCTAATTTCCACTCCCAACCGCAATTTTCACATTCAATAGTTTTACTTTCACCAATAAAAAACGCTTCATTAATTTCACTATTTAAGCGTTTAACAATACCTGTTTTTAAATCAGCTTCTAAATTACCATTATATTCTACTGGTTCGCCGTCATCATATTTTACCATCACTAGGCCTGGGTTTTGTAGATAATTTACATCGACAGTTTGAAATTGATTTTCATCTCTATCTATAAAATAATCTACTCTATCTTCATTTAATTCTTCATTAATGATTTCTAAAATAAGCTGTTTTAATTCTGCTACTTTCATACTTTTATTTATTTAGATGTACTTTAGCTTTTTTAGTGTTTGATACAAACTGTTTTTTACTTGCTGCTTTTTTCTTTGATGTTGCTGCTCGTTCTGCTTTAGTCAGTGAATTTGCTTTAGCGCGAGGTAAACAGCGTGTTGTTTTATGTCCTTTTTTCATTGTACCACAAGGACCAGTTATTTTACCAGCTGTATTAATACGAACCCATTTTTCTTCAAACCAATCGTCTAAAGATTCATCTAAATCATTTTCTTCCATTAACCCTTGACATACTTTTAAAGCGCGACCTGAAAGATAAGCAGATGATTTTTCACCACCACCTCCTTTAGATTTAGGTTTCATTCTTCTTTGACGATATGCTTCACCCTTTTTGCAAAGTTTCTTTTCAGTTAGTATTTCTAATAGTATGTCTGTTAGTTTGATCATATTAATAAATGGTTATTTTATAGGACCTCCAACTACCCAAGCATCACAAGTTCGAGCAGCAGCACATTTAAATTTTAAAAATCTACAGTATCCTAATTCACCAGCTTCTATTACATCATGTGGATCTTCACTACCTCCATCTGTGCCGATGCCTTTAGCTATACAGTCTAAAGTTTTTTTAGTAATATCAAATGCAGCACAATTACCACAACGAGATGATTTAGCTTCTTCTACAGAATCAAGCTTCCACATATCTGCTTTTACTTGCCAAAATTTATTATTTGGTTCATTTGGATTTAAAGGTCCATATCCATATTCATTAATTGCCTTTTGTCTATTTTGAAGATTAAGTTCAATGTTTTGAGTAGGAGCAGGACATTTATTTAGTTCAACTTCGTTTAATATATTTATAAGTTTTATCATTATTTTTCTCTTATTAATAATTCACCTAATACTTCCATACGACCAACTTCACGCTGAAATTCGATTTGAGTCATATTTAATGATATGCTTTTTAGTGTTTTTTCAAACTCTTTTATAGCGGCTTCTTTATCAAATTTACCTTCTTCGGCTTTTTTATAATATGGAGCTTTTACTTTAAAATGATGCCACGTTAATAATGCTAATCCTCCTTTTTCTTCAGCAGTGGATGCTATTTTAGCAGCACCCTTACCACGAGTAACAGCAAAATTTTCAAAAGTTTCTTTAGCCTCGTTTAGTATATCTGTTAATTTAATCATTCTATTTGCTTTTAAGCTTAGTATTTTCCGCACTTAAATATTCAACCTTAACACGTAATTCAGCTACTTCTGATGTTAATTTAATGATTAATGATCTCATTTCATCTTTTTCACGAGCTGATTCTTCTAATAATGCTTCTAGTTTGGATATGCGATCTTTACAGTCGTGACGAATAAAATCATCATCTCTTTCTTTATGCATTGCTCTTCTCTCATAGAAACGAAACGCTTGACTACCTCCAAAAACCGTAACTGCTGTAACTAGTACTGTCCAAACATTGTTATCCATAGGTTAAGTTTTAATAATTATAATTACTAATAAATATTAATTATCTACAGCACCCTTAAGTTTTTGAATATATTCTTGTATATCTTTGATAAACTGATTGTCTAGACTTTTGCCTTTCCATTCCTCAATATCACCACCTTCAGTTACGTACTGCTCGCCAGATTGTCCTATAAGTAATTCTAATAACACATTCTCCATTTCTTTAATATGATACACAACACCTTGTTTAAGCATGTTTTGTTCATATTCCTTATATTCACCTTTAATTTTTAGTTTGGTTTCATATTCAAATACACAATCTGAACATTTCTGGTGGATAGAGAACATATACTTATCAATATTTCCCTTAGACATTGGTTTATTACAATGGGGACATGTAATAGGTGTGAATATTTTTTTCTTAATATCATCAAAACGTGTTACAGTCTGCTTTAAGCCATTTTTAACGGTCCATTTTTTGCCACGTTCTTCCCAAACGTCACCCTCCTTGCGTTCAACATAATCAGCGTTGTATCCGACTTGTACGCCGGTTTTATCGCCCGCTTTTTTAGTGATGATGTTACGCATTCTTTGCACATCTCTTTGCTTAAAATCCTTTATAAGTTTTGACTCGTTTCCCATAACTGTGTTTTTTTATATTTTCCTCTAGGTTTTCCTATTCTATTTTTATAAGTAGCATGTTGTTTTTTCATCTTAGCTTTAGTTTCTTCAGATCGTTTTTTTCCACTAAGACGTATACTTTGCTGTGCACCAAATCCTTCTGGTTTTGGTTTTCCTTTTGATGTTTTACTTATATTATTACCCCTTTTAGGATCTGAGTAGCAAATATGGTCTTTTTTACTTAAGCTTACTTTAGCTCCAAATCCTTCTGGTTTTGGTTTTCTTAATTTTTGTTTAGTATTTTCAGACTTAGGACCAATACTATTATCATATAATTCACAATTTAACCCTTCATTAATAGTATTATAATATTGTTTCCAATATATTTCACGTTCATTTAGTTGTTCTAATGAACATTTTTCTATTAATTCAAATATATGTTGTTCAATACCGTATTTTAAAAAAGAATTATATATTTTAGGTTGGCGTTTACAATCTAAACTTTTATATTGTTTAAATCTTTTTTCTACATTAATAGATTGACCAATATAAATTTTATTATTTGGATTTGTTATTTTATATATTCCTATCATATCAATAAATATATAAAAATTTAAAGAATATGACGTACTGTCATAACTTATATTTTATTTATTGATATATTTCTTCGTTTTGTTTGCCGAATTTTCTTAGTAATACACCGGCTTGTGCATTTGCTTCATTCTCAATTTCACTACCCGTTTCACCACTATTATAATCGATTCTACCATCCTCAGCTTGCTTACGATGTACTAATTCATGTGCTAATGTACGTAATAAATCGGCTATGTTACGGTTTTTAACATATAACCATATTTTATCGTTATTAGGATCAAATGAACCAAATGAGTGCATTTCTTTAGCCATATTATTATCTCTTGATAATGTAAGAGATGTTGGAGGTTTTTGTATGCCTAATTCTTTAATAGCAAAAGCGATAAATTTCTTTAATAGTTGTTTATCAGTATTTGTATCTAAACCTTCATTCATAGGTTCAGGTAATGTTTTAGTTTGAAGATTTAATGTAGCTAATAATATAGTTGGTATTACACCTAATGATCTATAAATAGATAATATTACTTCACCTCCTACTAAATAATATTTGTCTTGAGCATATTGTAATACAAGAGGTAATGGTATATTGTCTTGTTTTTTAATAGCATCAATATATGGTTTTGGATCAATACCTATTTTTAATGAATGAGCAATAGCATCACTTAATGTTTTTGTAGTATATGATTTAGTATTTTCCATTTCTTTCCACATATCATCATTTAATACTACTTCACTACCACCATTAAATGCATATTCCATATCAGGGATTGGTAAATTAAATACAGCAGCTGCTTGTTCAATTTTACGGCGATTTTGTTGTACATAGTTCTGGTATGTATCATCTTCAAAATTAATTGGAGGTGATTCTTGTAATGGTTGTTCACCTTCTGGAGGTGTTGTTTCAGCAGGAGGAGCAGGAGGTGTTTCAGCAGGTGGTTGTTCTGTTGGTGGTGGCGGTGGTGGTGCTGGTTTTTCTTTTGGTTTAGTGTTTATAGCCATTAGAAATTCATCCACCGATACACCATCAGGAAGATATTCAGCTATTTTATCTTCGTCCTTTTGAGCTAAAGCCATACGTAAATTAGTAGCACTAACTCCCTCAATTTCACCAGCATCAAATACTTTTACGTTAGGGAATTGTTCAATGTTCTTATAGCGACCAATTTCACCTTTACCAAATGCTACACGAAATTCAGTATCAGGATTATCTTTAACAACATCATATACTTCTCCAACAGGTGTTACAGGTGATACTTTAATTTCGACTGAACCGTCAAATAATCCTTTATCTTTATATAGGTTCCAAACAGCAACACTCTCGTCAGCAGTAATACCTTCACGTGTTTTTGGTGATACAAGTACTACTACTTGATCAGATCCTTTTAATAGTTTTTGAACTACATCAACATGGCCTTTATGGGGTGGTTTAAAGGCTCCGGGAAATAATGTTATTGTTTGTTCAGGTTGATCGTCTGCTTCTAGTATTAAGCTAGCTAGGTATCGACCTAGATTAGTTTCGTTTAATGTTGTATTCACTTTATCTAATGCTTTTTGTTTATTATCTCCTTTAGGTGTATCTACTTCGCCACTTTTAATGGATACCATAGAATTAAATATACCTTTAACGCGATTTTTAGAACGGATATTTTTTAGTTTAGCTGATATGTCGCTTAGTAATTCTTCAAAAGAACCATCTATCTTATAATTAGCAAATAATTTTTTAATATTAGACCAATCACTAGTCTTCCATACATCTGTTCTATCAGTTTCTTTAAAATTATCTAATGTTACAACACGTAATGTTAATCCACTACTAGATAAGTTAAATTCATATTCTTGATTCGGTTCAAGTGTAGGGATATTTTTAATACCCATACGAGCAAATATAGCTTGTGGATCTTCTTCTAAACATGCTACCTTAGCTAGTCCTAATAATAATCCTTGTATTTCAGCAGGATAATCTAAAAATTCTTTTTTAAATTCAGCTTCCTTATCGCTTATTGAAATAATATTGTCTATTTGAACAAAATTACCAGGCATACCTGTTATTGGATATAGTATAGTAATAATTTCACCTGTGTTAAGAAATTTTTTACCTTTATATTTGTCGCTCTTAAAAGGTACTATTATATCATCTGATAAAGAGGATACATATTTTGCTAATTCTGCTTTAATATTTTTCTTATCTTCACTATCTAATTGAACAATTAAATCAATATCGCCGAAGTCTGATTTAGTACCAGTATTATATGATCCTGATATTTTGGCTCCTCTAAATGAAGGGAATTTAGATAATACTTTCTGTATGTATTCTTGAACTGTTTTTTCAACAGCTGCTCTAGGTATTCTATTTCCGCCTGCTGATCCTGACATTATGCTTCTTTTTTATATTGTACTAAATTAGATGTATCAGGTAAAAATTTACCCTTTAATCCTAATCTATCTTGATTATCAATCCAATATTGTTGTAGATTTTCTGGTATATCAGCTCGTGTTGAGTCTAATATTTTAAGATACCTATCCATAATACTGTTATATTCTTCAGTAGGTAGACTCTTTTTCATAAAATCTTCTAACTTAAAGTAATCATCTAAAATATCTTGAGTTAATCTAAATCCATATAATTTATTTAATAATGCAATAGCTTCATCTGGTGTTGCTGCTTCTCTTTTACCTGTTTCTTTATCAACAACACCTGTGCTATGACCAAATGTTTTACCCTTATTTGAAAATAAAGCCAACATTAGTTGTGTACGATGTAATCCTTTAACATTACCTGAGTATGTGTTTGAATAATAGCTAAAACGTAACCATCCAGGATTACCTATATTGATATCAGTTTGTACCGCTTTATCTAATTTATTACCTGATGCGTCGTATTGTGGTATGGCGCAAAATATAGAGCCGGAACCTGATGCTTTATCATCTACTTCAACATCTGGTAAGGCATTATTAATTTTTTCAGCTATTAATACAATCATAGCTCTTAATTGTATCTTTTCAGGAGAGGCATTTCTAGCACGTTTTGCAAATTGAGTTACTAATTCGTTATATTTCTGTTCATCTACGCCCCATCCCTTAAAGTCAGGTATTTTACCATCAGGAAATATATTTTTGATATCATAGGATAAATCTATATCACCAGATACATCTTTTTTACCAGCCGATCCTAATTTTTCAAATGATTTGAATGTTGATGCTTTAGCGGGGAAGATTTTAGATAATTGGTCTATAAAGGTTTCAACAGTAGGTTCAATATTTGCTTTTTCAATAGAGGTGGTGGTACCGAATACGTTACCACCCTCCATCAATATTTGCTTTACAATACTAATTAATTTAATCATATACAGTCTAATATATCTATAAATATTAGCTTGTTGCTATTTTAATACTAGTTGGTAGTATTTCTGTATGAGGTTTAAATTCAGGATTTTCAAGCTTATATATTTCATATATATTTTTAAACATAGTAAAGTTTTCTAAAATCTTACTATATTCCTTCAATTCCCAACCCTTGCCTTGAATTTTACCCTCTTTACCAGTAGTGCGAGTAGATGCTTTTAACCATAATACTCCTGTTCTTTCAATAGGATCAGTGTGTGTTTCACTCCAAGCCATAGCGTAAGCGGATAATTGTAAACCATAGCTAGTATGTAGCGAATTTGATGTTTTGATATCTAATAACCATAATTTACCATCAATTCTAACAACTAAATCAGCTGTTCCAGCATATTCATGTGCATCTGAAAATAAATGATATTCAGTTGAAATTAACTCTGGTTTATGTGTATTCCAAAAATCAGCAAATTTCAATATCATCTTCCAAACATCTAATGAATATTGTGCTTTACCATATTCATCAATCCATTGTATTTCAGCTCCATTAAGGAATTGTTCAATAGCATTGTGTACTTGTGTACCTTCATTTGCTGCTTTAGAAGCAATGATATCGGCATTATGACCAACATCTTTTAACCAAGTATGAAAAAATTGGTTTTTAGGAAAATAGTTTAATACAGATGTTACTGAGGGATAGTATTTACTATCTCTACGATAAAATCTAGAATCTAAAACATTAACTTGTTTGTCACCTTCTTTGTATTCTACAAGGCGTTTGATCTTTGGATCTTTGATAATGTTTGCGTGTTTGTCAATCATAATAATTGTAGTTTTTTAGCTAATATACTCTGGAATGTAAGCGGTTCAGTATTTTCAATAATGTTTAAAAATCGCTCAAATCCAATTTCATTTGCATCTTTACCATCTAATTCTACTAAGAATACTTCTTTACCATATGTCATTAATTGTTCGGCATATTTAAAAGCATTTTTAATAGCGTCAGGATCTAATGCAATATAGATTCTATTAACTGATGAACGGACTAATTTTTTCATTAGCTTCTCGTGAATAATTTTCCCAAATAAGGGGATTACATTGCGTTTAATTGTTAGTGCATCAAACATACCTTCAACAAGTATAATAGGTGCATCCCAATTTATATATAACTCCCAACCAATAGCAGATTTAGCATCAGCAGGAGGGTTTTTATATTTTGTAGGTCCATCTTTATAAGCACGAGCTATAAAGTAATTTACAATACCGCTTTCATCATATGATGGAATGATAACACGTTCTTTATACGGTCCATCATTACAAAAACCAATATTGTATTTTATAATATCTTCAGGTGTTATACCACGCTTACGTAAAAACTTAATAGCGTGTTTTGATTCAATAGTAGCAATTTTATTTTCAACAATATCTGTTAGTGATATAAATTCCTTAGGTAATTCAAGTGTGGTAGATATTTGCTTATATTCTTTACCAGGAGCTATAATCATGTTTAGCTCAGCTACTTTATTAGCGGGTATCTTAGCGTTTTTAAAAAGAGATCTAATGGTTTTACCTTTCGCCTCACACACCCAACAATGCCAAGGATTCTCGCTTTTAGCGTTTGTTATGCAGTTAATTTCTAGTTTATTCTTATGGTGAGTACAAAATGGGCATTTAAATGAATAATTACCCCTACTAGTCTTGTTGCTAGTACCTAAAACAGATTCCAGTAAAATTAGAAGAGCAGCATTTTCCATAACCACAAATATAATAAATTATTCTGCCGTAACAAAATTTAAATGTAAGAAAATGTAAAACCTTTTATAGCACTGTATTTATATTTTCCTTTTACAAAACTACATATTATTCCTTTACTTATATTCATTTGCTCACTACACTCCTTTATACTTTTATATATAGTTCCTGTTTCGTTACATTTTACAGATTTAGTTTTCTTTCCTATTTTATTTATTTTTATTTTTTGTATAATATCATTTCGTTTCTCAGACCATACATTTTTCATAATATTAGACATATTATCTTTATGTTGTTCTGTTCTTAGATATGATAATCCACTACCATATTGTTTTAAATAATCGCTATGTTCAGGACGTTTTTTCCCAGTCCACGAAGGTTTAGATGCTAATTTAATATTTAATCCACTAATATGACTATTATGTAACAATATATAATATTCTTCTCTATCATTTAGTTGTTCAATACTACATTCTTCTATTATTTCAAATTTATGGTTTTCAATACCATATTTAAATAATGAATTATATAATTTTTTTGATTGAGAGCATAACATTTTTTTGTATTCATTAAAACGTCTATCTATATCTATACTTTGTCCAATATATATTTTATTAGTGGGGTTTGTAATTTTATATATTCCTATCATATCAATAAATATATGAAGGGAAAACTTACCTAATATATTAAATAAAGTCTTTACGGAAAAAACGCCCTTGTATATTATCATTATAACTGTCAGTAAATAATACTAGATATGATATTTGGTAATATACTTCATAATATGTGAGTTGTTTCTTGGTGGGACAAAACCTTATTATTTCGCGCTCAAATTTATCTTTACCTAGCGATTTAACATCAGCTAGTAATTCTTTAGATGAACCCCAATAATTACGCCATCCGCTGTCGACTTGTTCCACTTTGGTAGTTGAGCGACGACCGGGACCAGTTTGTTCAGCTATTTCTTTTTTGGTGAGTTTTTTCTTCTTATTATGTACAAATGATTTTTTACCAATGTAAAATTTATTTGTCTCTAGATTGGTGATTTTATAAATAAAACCATAATCGTTCGTAGTAAAATCGTCCCGTAATGGGACGTATTCATATAACCAATTCATAATAACTTATTTTAATTCAATAACCCAAAGTGTTGGGTCTATGTTTTTACTTACTAATCCAGCAAGTCTTGTGTTTCCTCCAATCAAATCATAATTGTTATCAGAAAATTTAACAACTAACGGCATTTCTATTTTACCAGATTCGTATGCTTGATTAAAACGCTCTTGCTTATCAGGTGATAAAGTATCAAAATCTAGATCTACATTCCCTAATATATCTTTAATTTTTGAGTATTTTATATTATATCCATCGTTAGCTAATTCAACCCATCCTTCTTTACCCATTTCTACAAACTCAGGATAGCGTGTTGCTTCTTCCCATTCAAATTCAAAATTTGGTTTTGTGTATTGAATATTTTTTATTTCTTTTAATATATCTACTAACTTAATCATGCAAATTTAGTTTTATATGATTCTAATAATTCAACTAAATCGCCATATGTTTTAATTTCAGACCCACATGGTATTGCCCAGTAATTTTTGACATCAACTATAAGTTCATTTTTATCATGTACAGGTCCAGTATTATTTATTATACTATAAGATTCAGCTGCTTGTTGAAGTTCTTGTTCAGTTTTCCCTTCTGTATCAGCCATTATATCATTAATTACTGGTGATTGACGTATTGTATAGGGTTGTTCGAACACTAGTGCACACGGTGTTCCAAAAAGTTTTGTTGAATCTCTATTAAAATGAGCAAATACAGGATGCTCTACATTTAGCAATTGTAATACTTTTATTGCATTTTCAGTTCCACCTTTAAATGCTGAGGTTCCTCTGGGGGTCACACGCATAATGCGTTGGGGGACTGATTTACGTTGACCTGGTACAGGAACCCCTCCTGTTCCTCTCCAAAGTATTGGAGTATTTTCTCCCATTGCCATAGCGGCATTAATTACTACATCTGTCTCCTCTCCTAATTTTTTCTTCTCTCCTGACCAGGCATTTGAGATAGCCATTTCTTTTAATATGGTTAATAATTTGATCATTATATATCGTATTTAACAATAAATGTCATATCTGTGTCTGGTGATAACATTATTGGTTTACCTAATTTGGCAACCATTAATAATTCATTATCATCATTATATAAACCAATTGCTGTAGCGTAAGGTTGAAATGCAGATCCAGTAGCAAAATCTTTAACTGTACTGTCAAGTGAGCCTGTTACTTTATAACTACTGCCTGAAGTAGAGGTACTACCTGAGATTAAAGTCATGTATTGTCCCCCATATTTTAATAATGTAGGGTTGTATGATAAGTTATAATCACTTTCTTTAACTATACAACGAACTTCATTTTCATAAATAATATGTTCATTTTGAAATGATATACTATTAGTGATAGCTGTTGTAAATAATCCATCATATTTTGATTCTGTGTTAGTAAGTACTATTAATCCATGAGCATAAAATACATTACCTACATGAGTTATACTAGAACTTATAGATCCACTTAAAAAATAACTTGACGAAATATATAAATCAGCAATGTATTCATCTGCAACTCCAGCGGTGTCATATAAATTACCATTTCCATCATCACTGATGTGTACTGTAGATGAGCTAATTACTAAGCTATTAGGTAATATTTTAGATCCAAATACTTTTTGACTAACATTAATTACGTTAATCGGATCTCCTAAATTACCAGTTGGTAAATTTTTTACTAATAACGGATTATCATTATAGTTAAAATAAGAAGCAGTAGGGCGATTTTGAGAAGCCGATATATAAGTGGATGTATTAAACTTTAATGAACCTGTGTCTAATAAACTACCACTATATGATTGATAAAATAAATGATTGATTTGAGCATACATTAATGATTGGTATTGCCCATTTGTAGTTGTGCTACCAGTTATATTAAATGTATCTTTTTGAGCTTTATATACAGTTATTTCACTACCTGTATTATTTAGTAAAGAAGAAGAAAAAACAAAAGACCAACGCTTATTAGCAGCGTAGGATACTGTTGTGACATCGGCTTTGTTTAATTTTTTGTATGATGACATGCATTAATAGTCTAATTTGATTCTAATTAAAGCTTCTTTAGTGAAATCTTTAACTAATGGTTTACTTAATTTAGCTACAGCTAATAATTCATTATTATCATTGTACATACCTACTGTAGTAATGTATGTTTGTGGATTATTAATTAATGTAGTATATAATAAATTGCCATTATTATCTATAATAGATGGGTTTGTTGTATAATTAAATTCACTATTTTTAATACGTGTGAAGAAATAACGTGATGATATTACTTCAGAAGATTGTAATTTAAAAGAACTTGTAACACTACCAGATACAATAGAAGTATATAATTTTAAATGATTATCTTGTCTTGAACTTGTTGCTAATGAAGCTGATTGAATATATGGCGTTAAAGATCCAGAAGCATCTAAAATAATAACTCCTAAATCAGGTAACATTATACCATAATATGGAGAAGTTGCTGCACTACTTGTATAAGCGTTTCCATTACTACCACTTATAATGTAGTATATTCTATTTTCACCAATAAAACGAGTCAATGATGTAGTATTACTATCATCAGTAAGATATACTATAGCACTACCACTTTTTAAAGTTAAATTTAATGAACCTGGGTTAAGTGCTTGTTTGTATCTAGCTCTTGAAATGTTAATTACATATATTTGTTGAGCTGTTGTAGTGCCACCATCAAAGCTAAAGTTTGTAGTTTCAGTACCATAAACTAAATTTCTATATTGTCCATAAACAACACGTGATGGAGTATTTCCTGGTATTGCTAGGTTAATAGGAAGAGAGCCAGATCCATAAATATGACCATATTGAACATCAAATTGTATTTCTGATCCGGTTAAAGCTGAGCCTGTTTGATATACATCCAAATAGTATTCTGTAGGGTTACTTCCTGTGGCGAAGGTAGATAAAGTATAAGCATCACCTGACCATAATCCACGAACTATAGTTTCAGAACTTACTACTGAGTCTTCAAAGTTATATCTTGAAAATGACATATTGTTATTTTATTTTATTTTTATATTGTTACTTTTTGAATATTAATAGGAATAGTAATTCTTGCACCACTATCTCTACCAATTACAGTAATTGTTGTAGTTAATGTAGTTAATGTACTTCCAAATAATGTATTAACTGTTGTACCAGTTATTGTAAATGAAGTACCAATAGCTGATGTTGATAATACAGCACCTGTAGTAGTATTCAAACCACCATTAGTATTTGTTGTTGTTTGAACTCCAGTACCTTGAAGTGATGATAATAATCTAATATCAGCAACGGTAGCTACATATCCATTAGCTTCAAATGTACTTGTAGCACCTAGATAATTAAGTGTTTGTGGAGTAATTGTTAATGAAGCACCTTGTTGGAGTGTAATTGTATTATATCCAATACTAATAACTGGTAAACGTGATGTTCCACGTGGTAATGTTACTAATTTATAACGCATTGTTTGTGTATCATTTGGAAATGCTTGTATAACAGGCATTGCCTCAATTGCTTCACCATAAAATGCTGACCCTGATGGGTGAGTTGGATTATATAATGTATAATCTACTTCATCATCTCCCAAAGAAAATTGAGTGATTTGAAATGATCCGTCATTGCGAGATAATAATTCGCGACCTTTTGTAGTCAAAACTGCATCTACTGTTACTACTGTTGGATTTAATATTGCCATTTTTTATTGTTTATTGTATATACTATAAATATATGAATTAAAAACTTCCACTTAAAGCTGATTGCTCTGCTAATAGTTTTTGTTTTACTTCTTTAGTGATTGTATCTATGTTTGCTAATACATCTGGTGCTATTTTTTGTGGGATTGCAAACCCGTATGATGTTTGTCCAGGACGTTTAGTGTATTTTAATAATATATTTGTTTCATCTTTTGATCTTCTTAAAAATAATACTTCTGAAACTTTACTAATCGAAGTAAATACAGCATTGCTTATTGGTTGAGATAAATTAAAACATAAACTTGTACCAGTTGTTTGAGTTACTGATGCAATTTCATATTCATATGTTACATTAAACAATACGAATTTTAATATATCCCCTGGGTTAACTGTAAAATTATAATTTACATTGCCATATGTCTTATATAAAGAAGATGATGGGTTGGATCCTACACCTTCTGGTAAGAATAAATATCCATAAAAACTGGCAAATTGTTCATCTAAGCAAAATTGAGTTTGTGATGTTGATGAGCCAGAGAATGGAGCAGTTGCTATCGGTATACCTGCTTGTAATGTTGAATAAAATAAGCCACCTGCATCAATGGATTCACTGTAATTATAAGAGGAAGAAGCCGCATTTAATGTTCCCCCTCCTGGTTTGTCAGTTACTATAGTTCTTGCTAGAAAAAAATCAACTACACTTCCTGAAAGGAACTGAAATGGTGTAGATGCAATATTATTAAAGTAAATGGTTTGAAAATTAGTTTTTACTCCTCCTGATTCAGAAGTATGTTGTAATACTTGGGTAAGTGATGCAACTTGTCCTGAGGATGAAATATATATTGAATAGGAAGGAAAAGCATAATATCCAAAATCATTAGGACCTGGTTTATACTTAAATTTTAAATTATCAAAAGCAAATCCATAATAACCAGGAGTGGTTACAATAAATCTACCAAAAGAAAAACCACCATCTCCACCTAAATAAGATTGTTGATAGCGAAAACTAGCTGAAAAACAGTTTCCTTCATTATAATTTTGAATATCAGTACCATCATTAAATATATTCTTTATTGTAGATTCAAACTTACTTGGAGAAGTAAGACCTGATGAGGAAAAATAATATATTCCATCTGTTCGACTTGATGTAACTAAACTTCCTGAAGAAGGAATTGTTCCATTACCCCCATATGTTGTGTATTTAAACATATTTATTTCATTCATAGAATATTGAAATGAAGCGGTAGCATCAGATGATGAATAATAAAATAAAGGATCTAATATATATCCTGAATTAAAAATTGATTTTTCACCATCTGTTACTTTTTGATCACTAAATTTCTGATTATCAAATAAAGATATTACGGTGGAATCTCCTGATTTGAATGTATTTTGTAATTCTTCCCAGTGCTTATTTTGTTGATTTAATTCTGTTAAATTACCAAATTCATCTACAAGATATCTTAAAGCAACATCACTTTTAAGTGGGAAGTAGGTATCAGATTTAACCTGAGTAAATAATGCTAATTTGCGAACAGTATGATCAATAGCGGCATACTTACCAAAAGAACTATCTCCATTTACAATAGTACGCCCATCAGATCCTGTATATGAAGAACTAGTGTATGTATTATATTTTAAACTAGTTACCTTTATTCCATCATAACGTGAATTGTTATGTGTTCTTAAAGATAAATATGAATCTTGTAGTTCAGCACTACTTGAAAGACTTGATGTTGTTCCAAAAATAGGTTCTAATCTATATCTGTTAGATGATTTTACACTTTGAGAAACATTGTTTAATAATACGTTAAAATCAGAATGAAGAAATTTATTATTATCAATACTTTTAGTAATTGAATTTTGAGAATTATATACATTCCAATCTCCTAAATAAATGTTAGGATTACTATAATCAAAATAATAATTAATGTCGATTTTACTTCCAGTAAACTGACCAGTATAATATTCTGATTTGCTTCCTGTTAGAAAATCATAAAAAGTACCATAAACTGGAGATATAGTTGAGGCAGAATATCCTGCTGTTACTATACTTTGGGTATTAATATTAGGTACAGAATAAACTACTTTATTTCTTTCTAGTACAGGTGAATTAATAGTAACACCCGTTGATAAACTTGTTCTTTCAGGAACAAAATCACCAATCATTTTGAATAAAGCATTATCAAAAAACTCTATTAATCTAATAAATCCATTATAGTCTAATGCTGAGCCAGTAAATGGAGGATATCCAGAAACTCCAGTTTGAAAATATAATTTACGTTGTGCATCTAAGCTGTCATATGATGAACTATATAATTGTCTAGGATCACCAATATAATCATCTAAACTCCAGGATGGATTATTAGAAGCTATAGATTTTGAAATATAAGTATCTATTTGTGTTTGAGGAGAGAATGATACATCTACATAATGCATATCATTTTCTCTAAACTCATTAGAGGCAGTAGGGAATGTTTGTAAACCTAACATTGAGGATAACATACTTCCTGTTGTAAAACTACCTGTAGCTATTTTATTATATACTACCCTTGATTTGTTATTATTGTACCCATCTATTAAATTAGATTTTAGTGATCCACCAAATTCTTTAACATTTAATATACTAGAAGTAAAATTACTACCTGTTGGAGAATAAAAAGATTCACTAACAGATCCACTAATTATAGTATAATATGTTTGGTTTGGAATACCAAATATAGTCATTAAGTAATCTAAACCTGTTTTAGTACCTTTTGTTTTAAGTAATAAAGGTAAATTATGATAAATACGTTTGTATAATTCTGATAGTAGATCTTTGCGCGGGATATTATTTAGATAGCTACCTGTTACTGTAAAATCATTATCAAAAATACTGCTACCTGTATTAGCTCCAATTAAAAATTGGTCAACATCCTCTCCAGCTTGACTATTATATACTTTAATTCCTAATGATTGTAATTGATTATATACTAAATCTTTAGATATACCTTTATTTAAATTATTGTTAGCTAAATTAATATCTGTTACTGCTTTAATATAAATCCAAATATTATCAAAATATTGACCAACCATATTAAGAAACGTAATGAAAGGTTGATTTGCAGTATCATCTCTTAAAAATGAAGGGATAGCATATTTTAAATTATCAACATTACTATCATCATAATTTACAGCAAAAGCTAGTTGATTGTTATACCAACTTAATGATGTAGCTGAGCCTGTTGATAATAATTTATATGGCTTTAAAGACCCTGATTTAGGCCATGTATATGAACTAGATTCAAAGTATAAATAAGATTCATATCCATCTAATTGAGATATAAGTGTATTTATGCTAGAAGTATAAGTATTAATTGTTGTTTGTATACTTGATGTATTAGCAGCAAACGGAATTAATCTAGCTATTTCATTATTATAATCTTCGATTAATTTAACCTTATCATAAAAATTAGAAATACGTTGATAAGATGATCCTAAAAATACAAAATTACCAAAATCCGCAGATTCACTTACAGCATAATTTACATTTATTTGAATACTCTGAGTATTCATTAGGTTCATAATTTGGTTAAATGATGAACTTTGTAATGATTGTAATCCTGTTATTGCATTGAGATAGCTAGTATATGTTGTAGATACTGTTCCTTGATTAGGAATATCAACACCAAAATTAGGTCCTTTTAATTTTAAAGGAGGAGGTGGTAATATAAGTTTATTTAAATTTATATTAAAAGAATAAGGAAGAACCTTTTCTTCTACAATCCATACCCTCTCTAATACTTCAATATTTGGTGGTAAAGGAGCATATAATTTTAATAATATCTCATATCCAGTAGATACTTTATTTAAAGCTATATTGACTATTAAAAATTGTTTATTGTCTCCATAATTTAATAGATAATCTATATGATATAGAGAGTTATTTATTTCATCTATAATAGCAAAAACAGTATTTTCAATTTCATCATTATCTAATGTAGTAGAAATTAATCTTATCTCTGTTCTATCAGTTGAAATTTCTTTAATTAATAATGATCTTTCTGTTGAATTGGATATTTTATTAGAAAAGAAATTATAAATAGAAATAAATTCTCCTGATGAATAACCATAATTTTGTAAATCAGCAATAGGATCTATTTCAATAATAGGATATAATGATCCTGTATTATTTGATAGAGTTGATGTTATTCCTATATTAGTTGTTTGAATTTGTCCTGTTGTATTTGGAGCAGGTACTGATGTAGGTGATAATGGTTGATTAGATGGAAGTTTATATTTTTTATAGCCATAATCTCCCTGTAATTGATTTTTAGCAGCATCATATATAAAATACTCAATATAATCATCAATTCCTCCAAATTTACCTGCTACAACTTGAGATTCAATAAGAGCACTATCCTTTCCATCATAACGAGGAATAGTATTAGTTACTAAAATATTACCTACTATTTTTATGTTATCTGCCATTATAAACGTGTATTTGTTGCTGTTGCTAAATCATTAAGAGCGGTTTGAGTATCTAATACTTGTTGTCTTAGTGAAGTAATTTCATCTAATAAAGCTTGTGTTTCTTCCTTATCAATACTCACTCCTAAATATTCAGCTTCTTTTTCTAAAATATATCTATGTGAATTAATATCTCCATTGTCAGGTATTTGATTAAATAGCTGATCATATATTTGGAAGAAATCATCCAAACTAAATGATGGAGCGGGTTCATTAGTTTCAGGACTAATAAGTTGAGAAAAATTAGTATCAACTATCCTACTAAATGAAATTTTATCAAATACTTGTTTTTCTATAGGGATTTGTGACATATTTATCTTATAACTTTAAAGTAATAATTATCATCTAATACTAATGTACTACCATTTATGGTAGTTTTAATTAATATTTTATAGTAACGTTCTGGTTCTAGTCCGTTCATATATATATCAAAATACATACCTGTTGAATCACAACTTATCTTAGTATATGTTGTATCATAATCTACGACAATTTCTTCGGTATCCAAATCTTTTATTTGATAATATGAAGAAGTAGGTAAAGCTTTATTTATAAGGTAAACAGAAGTAGAAGTGAATGCTCTTGCTGGGAATTTATCTCTAACATTTACTCTAAAACGTTGTATTGAGTCTTGTTGATATTCACTTTGGTTATTATCTAATGTAGCTACAATACTTGGAGATGTTATTACTGATAATGAACCTGTATTATATGACCAATCATTCCATCTTATTTCTAAGCAAGGAGGATATATTGTATGTGTATTAGCTGAAAAATATTTTAATTCAATAGCGGATTGAGTTGTAAATTCTAATGAGCTACTATGTTTTAGTATAAACCCATTATTAGATATTGTACTTCCAGACCAAGCAGTTACTATATTAGTAACATTTAATGTTATATCTTTTGAATCAACATTAGTAAAAGATTGAGTAGCAGTGTAGCTTGATGCTGTGTACCATAATCCACCACCTATATTACTTCCTGTATATGAGCCTGTTGTACCTGCAGGGAATGATGTAAACCATGCACTTCCACTTAATTGATCTTTATATTTCCAACTAGCTCCATTTGTAGTGATAGGAGAGTTTGCTAATCTACCTGTTCCTATGTTCCAATTAGTTGCTAAAGGATGACAAAGAATTGTATAATTTAAAGGTAATTGAGATGCCTGAGCTAATGATAAGCGCAAAAAAGCACCATAGCTAGACCCAGATACTTTATTAGTGATTATATCAAGTATTTCGCTTTGTGGAAATTGAATAAGTGGACGGGATACTTCATTTGTACCTTCAATGGTAAGGTATGTACTAAGATCTAGTATTTCATCAATACCAGTATTAAGTGTTGGATAATATGAATAAAGCGTTGCACTTTTTTCAGGAAATATTTTATATACGGCCATTTATATGAATTTAAAATGTTACTACTCTACCTTGAATATCTGTATTAGGATATCTAACTTCAAATACACTAGGATCTATTGAAGGATAAATATTCCCTTGTTTAGTCGCTCCTGGGATATCATATCCATACTTTGAATATGTTATTCCTGTTGTGTCGTATTTGTTTGTAAATTCTAATTTTGCTACAGATTGAACTCCTTTTATGTTTAAAAGTTGAGTCATAACATCAGATACAATAATAGGTTGATTAATATTCCATTTTTCAATATTAAAATAATCTTGTAAAGCACTAATACAACTTACTACTACAGTATTATTATTATATCCTCTTCTAACAGTTATATCAAAATTAATTCCTATATTAATATAAAATGCATCTTTAATATTAATAGCATCTGTAACCATTCTAAATTGATCAAGATATGTAGCTAAATTTTGTTTTAATGGATTTGTTGCTGCAATAAGATTTTTATTAGTATCATATGCTAATATATATAAATCTAAAGATAAGGGATTGCGCTCTTCAATAGTTGCAACTGTTGGAGTAGGTATCATATCCTGAGCTACATCTTGTGTTACATATACTTTAGATATGCTACCATAATCAGAAGGTAAAGATAAAGCACGAACCATATAATCTTCTCTAGTTACAGCACGTAGCTGAGATTGAAATGAATTTAGGGCGTTATTGCGAAGTTCCTCAATTTGATCTCCACTTCTACCACCACGAGCAGGAACATTGTTTGTTACAGCTACACTACCTATAATAGTTGTTGCTAATGGATTTGAAATTCCACTAGGGAAATATACGTTAGTTTTATCTATTGAGGTAATTGTATTAGCATTTACATTTGATTCTATACCACCACCTACTAAATATCTTACTGTAAGATTATTACTTGGAGCTAATCCATATTCTTGAGTAAAGAATACGCTTGCTTTATTAAAATTATTATATAAATTTGATATACCCGGTACTAATCCTAATTGAATATTATCTGGGTTAGGTAAGATATTATCATCTGATTTATTTGATACTCCTGCTCCAAATTCTAATTGTAAAGTACCATTAGATAAGAAACGAGATACATAGCGACGAGGTACTCTTTTTAATTGTACTAAATATGGTACATCATCTGATATTCCGTGTGTTGGATTAGGTATTTTATCAAATATAGTAGATTGAGCTAAATATGGAACTTCATACCATTTATTACCTTGATCATCAGTAGCATCTAATATTTGTAATATATTAGTATCTGTAATATTAGCTGTTTGAAATTTTTCAGTTGATGAAAGATTTAATGTTGTTGATTTTATTTCTGCTGATATAGCGGGAATTTGCTTCTTTAATAAAAAGAAATTATTATCTACTGATGTGATTGTTGTGTTAGTTGTATCGGTAAAATCAACTCTATCTATAGTTATAAATTTTATTGTAGTTGAATATACTACTGTATTTTCGGGTATAACTGTAGCGTAATTATAGTTTGGTACTTGAGTACCAGATCCATTATCTATAGATGGAATTAATTGATATACATCCATTATTGTAGTGGAAGCATATGACATTTTAGGTCTATACCCTAGCATGTAAGATAAAGCATATAAATTTTCCTTTTCTTTAGCATATAATAGAAAATTTTCTTGTACTTGAGTATCAAGATAAAATGACATTACATCACCAACATAAGCCGCCATTTCAATAAACATTGTACCTGGTGATGCTTCTGAGAAGTCATTATATGTTGTTGGGAAATAAGATTTAGCATAATTTACAAGATTATTCTTAAAATCGCTAAATGTTTTATTTAAATATGATATATTATTATTATCGGCCATTTTATATAAATTCTATAGTTACTTCATCTGTATTTCCAGATAAATTTAAACGATATTGTACTGTAATTGAAATTTTGTTATAATCCTCTTCTGTTACTGTATCAATTTTAACAATTGTTATTTCAGGAATATACGTTGATACATTTGTATAAATATAATTTTTAAGTGTATTTAATGTAGTATCATCAATTCCTTCAAATAATACTGATTTTAAATCACATCCAAAATCAGGTAAATATAATCTTTCTCCTTTACTAGTAAGTAATAGGTTAATCAAATTTGATTTAATTTGATCAGCTGTACTGTAAGTACTATTAAAAGCTACAGGCCCATTAAAAGGTAAAGATACTCCAATAGCAATATTACCTTGTAAATCTAATGGATTAACACGTATCGTTTGAGGTATTGGCATATTAATCTAATTGTCTTAATCCTGATCTGTCCATTGGTGTCATATTATTAGCGGCGTCCGCTATGAATGCTAAGTATGGATTAACTTTTTCACCAGTTGATTCATCTACAGCATCAATTACTTTTAAAGTAGATTGAGGTTGTTGAAAACCAAATTCAGCACCCATTTTAGCCATTAATGAGCTACGTACATCCCCAGATAATGGAACGGCATCTGTACTTGAAAAATTAAATGTTTTATTTTCACGAAGAGGTTGTTTATTCTGATTTAATACCTCATTTAGTATATCAGGTAATTCCTCATAGATAGCCTCAGTTACTGCTTCTTTAATTAATTTTTTGAATGATTTTACGTTCATAGATATAAATATTTATAAATTAAAAGTTTTATAATAAAGTTATTAATATAATTATACATAGTTTCTCCTTAAAATAAGTTCAGCTGATTGTCTTAGTCCTATTGGGGAGTCCCTATTCATAACTATATCTTGATAATATCTTCTTTGAGCTTGTGTTAATGGAGGACGCTGTTGTTGTGCTTCTTGTTGTTGTTGATTAAATTGTTGTTGTGATAATTGTTGTTGTTGTTGTTGCGCTTGGATCTGTTGTTGTATCTGGGTTGCTGATCCAATATTTCGATAAGGATCAGATAAATTATTAATTATTTCAGCATCAGGAGCCCCAGCTACTTGGAAAGAACCACTACTTTGTGTTTGTCCATCAGCACTTACTCTTACTCCAGCAGATAATTTTCTTCTATCTATTACTACTTTTAATTGTTCTACTAGATCCTCTGGGTCTAATGTAAATGATCTTTCACTTTGTAATACTTCTGTATCATTAGCATCAATAGCTACTGCATAGTGGCGTTTAAGAGCTTTAGAACCGTATGTAGTATCTTCTTCTCTAATAGCAAATCTAAATCCTTGATATTCTACACCATTAACAGATGGATCAGTAGTTCCAGCAGAGTTTTGTCCTGAACCTACCATAGCTGGTGTGTCATTTACTCCACTTGCAGCCGCATTATCTAATGTTTCATTTATAGCTTTAATTTGACTTTCATATTCATTTAATTTTTCAATTGCTGGTTCTAGAATTGATGTAACTTGTGGTAAATAATTAGATATTGCTAAAATTATTCTATTTGCTTTATCTAATATTTTAACAAATTTCATAATTAAATTTACAGGTACCCCTATTCCTGGAGGTACAGAAGTTGGAATGGGAATACTAGAAATAATTGTAACTACAACATCAAATATTGATATATATTTTTGAGCATTTTCTATACCTTTATTTATATCATTAAGAAGTTTTCTATTATTATTTATTATTTTTATAGCATTATCTCTAACTTTTTTAGCAAAGCTTAAAGTAATTGGAGATATTCCTGCTGTAACGCCTTGAGATGTTGTTTTTAGTGTATATAATGAACTTGGGCTAGTATAAACAAAAACTGGGTCTTCTCCTTCATATAGTAAAATATAATTATTTGTTCTTTCTACTAAAGCTCTAATCTTATTATTTTGGGCTACTACATCTATTAATTTATTTGATAAATAATTAATTAGAATAGGAGTTATTGTTTTTAGTGTTGCCTTAGCTAATTTTTTTGCTCTTCTTTTTCTACAAGCTCTTTTTTCTGCTTTGGTTCTTCTTTTAAGTGCATCTCTAGCTTCTTTCCTTTTTTTATATTCTTCTTTTATTTTTTTAAAAGGATCTTTTAAAATCTCATTAATAGCTTTATTATTTTCTTCTTGAGCTTTATCAATGAGGGATTTATTTTTCTTATAACTAGTATCTTCTGCTAACCATAATTTTAACCATCTTATAGCAGCATCTGAATTAGTCCTTTTATCTGTTATACCATTATATTTATTAAGTGAATTATTATTACTAGCAACTGATGATTGTAAAAATGAAATATTAGCATTAATTATATTATTTGTTGAGGTTTGTAATTGAGGTGAGGGTGTATATGAAGTAAGAGATGTAAGTGGAGATTTTTTTGAAGTAGTATTAAATCCGTTAACAGTAGTTACTCCGTTTCCAGCAAATGAGGCTGGTAGTCCTCCATTTGGGGTAAATGGGTTAGTATTGGTAAATCCTCCATTTTGGTTAATTTGAGGTTGGATTTGACTTCGTTGAAGCTCAGCAATCTTTTGAGTGTATTGTTCATTTCTTTTTTGTACCTCACTACTATTTTGAATATAATAATATAAATTAGCTACGGTAAGTTCTGTTCTTGATTCTGTTGGAGCAGCTAAATAATCATCAATAACTTTTTGATCTAATGGATAAAGATCTCCAATTGAAGTTGGTATTTCAAATTTTAACGAAGCGGGAATAAATCTAGATCCAGCTATTGCTTCATTAAGTCTAAGTGTTGCTTCGTCTACAGTACCCGAATCTGTTACTACTTGTTGATTATTAAGTTGTTGTGATAAAGTAGGACCAAATGATCCTGTTTCTCCTAAATTACCTTCACCTCTAATTATATCTCCAGCATTTGCTGTTCTTTCACTACCAGTAGCAGCATTTGTTAGAACGGCTTTGGGAGTACGTAAATATTTTAATTTAATAATAGCAAGTGCATGTTCTGCTTCTAATTGTAATTCTTTTTTTATTAAATCATACTTTGTTTTATATAGAGTAATTAATTCATTATCGGTACCTGCTTTAATTAGTTTTTGTTTTTCAGTTTCCCATAATTGATTACCAAAAGCTTTTAAAGTATCTTTATTAAGAGTTCCATTTAAGGCCGCGGTTTTCAATGGATCTAATAAAGCAGCAACATTTTTTAGATCTTGCTGGAGTATATTATTATTTTCAAGATTTTGAAGAGTATCAGCCCTATTAGCTTGGTAAACAGTAGGTTTTGGGGTAAGATTTACTAATGAAGCTAAAGATGAAGTTGAGAAAGTTGGAGATGTAATGGGTGTTACTGGAGCAAATGGGGGACTAGCTTCAGTTACTTTTTCTAAATATTTTGAAGATACATATCCTGTAGGAAATTTTCCATCTTTTGAATATTCACTCCATCCTGTTGCTATTGCTGATTTTGCATATATTCTAGTTCCATTAGGTAAAGATCCTAAAGCAGTAGAATTAGCATTTGTTGTTTGTCTTATATTTAAACCACCAGATACCTTAACAATATATTGAGAATATATATTAGAATTAGGTAAAACCGTACCATTTACTACTGTTGTATTATTTGTCTTAGGTTTAGTTTTTGTAGGTGAAGTATTTGTATTAGTTTTAGGGGTTGTATTAGTAGTAGTAGAAGATGATGTTGTTGCTGGGGAGTATGATATATCTTTAATAAAGAAATTGGTTTTAGCCCATCCTATAGATTGAATCCCCCCTGGATCATTATAAAATTGTCTAAAAGTTTGTGCAGAGTTTTCATATTTCCCATAAACAAATTTGTCACTTGGAATTGTAGAAATTGGGTTTTCGTTTCGATCAAAACTATTAATATCACGATAAACGTCTACTGTAGTAGTTGTTTTATATTTATAAATAGTAGCCATTATATTGTATATACTTTTTGTGAAAGAATTGAATCTAATTCATCAATGATACATTCCATATCATCCCTTAATTGCTCACCAGCTACATTACACTCAACAACAGATATATTTCCATCAGATGTAGCAACAGATGCTGTTGATAGATAATAAGCTAAATTAGCTAAGGAAGCGCAGAGGTGTAGTAATACATCATGTGTTGCTTTTCCTAATAATAATGGTTCTGATGGGTATGAGCCATCTTCTTTTGTACCTAAAAATATTTTAGGTTCTTTTTTAAGTAATGATGTAGGAGGTGTTGGATCAATATGTAGATGAATTATTTTTCCTGCATTTATATTAATGTTACTATCTGTATTTAATTCAATAAGAGAATTAGAAAATAATAAAATTTCATCTTTTTTAGAATTAAGAGTAATCCTATCACTGTTTAATATTACCTGGGATGAATTATAATCTTTAGGATCTAATCTAAATGATCTTTTATTTCTAATACTAGTACCTGGCATTAAAGGTATAGCCTGAGTAGTAGTCATATAGATAGAGGATTGTTCTTTATTTATTTCTTCAACATTAAAAACTAATGAGCCTGTATCTGTAGTTACATAACCATTTACTAATATGGTAATAGGATCACCATCTTCACCTACACTACTCCATTCATTTCTATCAGATTTAATTTTTACAGTACTACCAAATCTTAATCCAGCTCCCTTTCTTCCCTGATATATTATATCTCCGGCAAATGGGGCTAAATTCCTAATATCAGATCTTTCAATAAATGTTTTATTATTACTTACCCCATTTGGTGAATTATGTTGAACATTATTCCATATATTTAAAATACCGGTATAATATTTTTGAGTGGAAGTTGTTGAAATTTGACTTGATGGAGAAGGACCATCAATTAATTCAACTAATTCTCCTATTAAAGGAAAATTTTGCATATTAGCATGGAATGGTTTTGCTATTTTACATGTATTCAAATCAACAATACCCCCATCTGTATTATTTGAACTACCATTATAATCTTGATAAAAGATAGATCCTATCCCATTATATCCCCCTGCTTTTAAAAATAAAGCATTATTAGGAGTAATATCATCTAAAACAACACCATAAACCTGTCCTATTTGAGCTTTTGGCTGAGTAGCTAGATTAGGGTTTTTGTTAGTTGTTGCTCTTATAATACCACTTAGATTTTCTTTTATTTTAAAACTCATTTATTTTCTATTTGGTGTTGGATAGTTTCTGTTTGATCTAATAATTTTTGTCCTTCAATCTGTACAGCACGTTGTTCCTCTAATAAATGTTGTATTTCTGATGGGTCAAATAGCAAGTCTTGATTATTATTTGAACTAGCTGTTGATGCACGTTGCGCAATACCAGCCATTTTAATTAATTGTTCATTATTTTTTACATTAACATCAATTAAATCTTTAACAGTAGGCATAAGCATTACTGCAGATCCAGCATTAGATGATGCAAGTGGTTTAAGAGCATCAATTAATTCATTAATTTGTTTGTCAGTATCCTTATTATTTCTATGAATTTGTTTAAATATATCGGATAGTGACGTGTTACCAAATAGGGTAACATCATCAAAATTAGCCATAGCTTGTGTTTATCAATAAATATAATATACTTAGATTTTTATATACCCGTGCTTATAATACTCATTATATAGTCTGGTACGTAATGTGTCTAGTTTTTTAGTTACTTTAGTGATGTGAGGGGTTGATGTATCCGTAATTTCACGAATATAAATGTATAATGCTTTTTTATTGAATATTTCTAATGTTTCACGTTTACGAAATAATTCAAGAATAGCATCTGCTGTACGAGCATCCTGAGATTTAGGGAATAATTGATGAATATACCTATCTATATATCTGATATATTGATCAATAAAGGTATCAGGGGAAGATTGATCTTTAGTTTCACGAAGTGTTTCCTCCATAAAATTTTTATCTTCATCTAATTCCTCTATATCTGCACGCTCTTGTAATTTCTTATAATTATTATTATTATAAACAATAAGATAGCGTTTAGCTATTGTACCGAAATAACTAAATGCTTTACCTTTTTCCTGGTTATATAAGTGGAGTTTTTCTAGTAGAAATGTTACAACCTCATGCTTTAGTTCCTCAATTGTATCTGAATCAGTATAATAAAACTTAAATGTATGAATAATATTTTCAGCCAATTTATAAAAGGCATATTCAATACGATCCCTATAAATTTTATCCCTAAATGATTGATTATCTGAAGCTAAATATTCAATAATTGCTTCTTCAGTATCAGTAGTAAAATATACGCGAGGTTCTTTAGGTTTACGTTTGCGAGGTTGTCCGCGTTTATTTAACGCAATTGTTTTTTCACTATCTAAAAATATATCTAGATCGTCGTTTTCGTAGTAAGTTGACATAATAATTCTTGTTTATAACCTATAATGTATGAACAAAAAATATCGGAACCAAATTAGTTTTTACGAGTATTAAATTGATTTAAAACGTTTTGTATTTCTTTTAAATTTCTAAAGAAAGTACCAACTTCATCGTCTGCTTCAAACGCACCACGATTATCTAATTCTTGAATAGTATTAGCCGAATCCTCAATAATGATACTAATAGCATCAATATATTGTTGTTGGTCAATTAATATTTTTTCTAATTTATTATTTTTCCTAATTATTAAATAACCGGCAATACCGATTACTTCAATTACATGAACTAATATAACCCATAAAACTATTTGCATAAACTATTATTGTGGTCTAAATTGTTGATCAAAATCATCGGCTTCAATAGAAACCATAGATCTAGTATTTTCAATTGCTTCTTTTAACATTTCAATTGATTCGATTACTTGGTCTTGAGTTCCACCTCTATTTACTTGAACATTAATGCGGTTAGCAATAACGTCTATTTGATTTAATTTGTCTAATACGTTGTCTTTGTATCTCATAATATATGTTTATATATAAATATACGCTTATTTCCGTTCCCTTATTTCATTTTCCCATTTCCCTTTCCCTTCAACCTTTTTAACTCAAATATATTTTGAAGCTACGTAAAAGAAGTCTGAATTCCAAATTTATTTTCTAAGTTCTTCGCGTATAATGCGGCGTAACATTTCTTTTAGTTGATCTATACCAGTATGAGTACGTAAAATATCTTTAGCAGTTTCTTCATCCTGAGGGTCATTGAATGTAATTTCAAAGTATCCCTTAGGTATTACATCAGTAATATTAAAACTATCAATTCCTATATCAATACCTTTTAATGCATTAATAAGTGCAGCTTTATCTTCTAACTTAATTTTATATATTTTCATACCAATAAATATTATTATTTATGCAGCCCATTATGCTCCCACATCGCAGTAGAATACTTATATCCCAACTCCTCAATAACACGTTGCGCAGTATGCGAATCAATAGCAAACATTTCACGATGTGTATTGACACGACAATAATTAAAATGACTATGTATTTCCTCCTCCAATAAATCAGAGCGATAACATTTAAATGAATATACAGGAATCCATGGTGTCGCTACACCAGTAGCCGCGGATATTTGTCGTGCGCGTTGATCAGGTGTTGAGGTAGTCATACCAATCTTAACCATATTAGGTACACTCTTATTTACTAGTACGTACACGTACTCTAGGGGCCTAACAGCGCCTGAAGGGTCTAAAACAGCGCTGACTAAATAATGTACGCTATCCCATCCGTCTTCATCAGGTATGCGAGTAAACGCCTCTGCTTTTTGATATTGTTTATGAGAAAGTTTAATGTAGTAGTGTGATTCTTCGGGTGTAACGTATTTTAACATATATTATTATTATGTAGTGAGGAAGATGGCTGGGTATTATTATTATGCGGTGTAATAGGGTTAATTGTCGCACCAGCTAATATAGCGGCATTCCATTGCTCTAGGGTCATACCATATTCGCGTGCTTTTTCCTCACGCAAACGCGTTGCGTATGCGTCAAACGCTTCTTTAGTCAATAATAAATCCAGGGGCTTCATAATCGTCGTTTTTAAAATATTTTTTAATATATTGTTTATCGGATTGTACTTGCCACGCCCAATACATACACCTACGTATTAATGATTGTTTTTTAGGATTACGGCGAATCATAATAATGTGATGTAAATTAGGGTGATCTTCTATTGGTTCAAAGTAGTATTGTTTGTGTCGTTTCATATATTTTAGTTTTATGTTGTAAATATAGCGTATATACTTTGCCTATACAAAAAAGATCGTTTAAGAGGAGATTTTGGGATTTTATAAAGTGGTCCAAAAGGGGTTATTTCGGAAATTGGAGTATATGTGTATATACTGTCGATGGTGTAGAGGTGTTTGCGAATTGAGAATACATACAGCTTTTTTTGTGCCGATATCGCGCCATCGATGGACCGCAATTAATGTGGGAGCAGTCCGCAGTCGATCCGCGCACGAACCGCTATCGATCCGATATCGACCGTAACCTTTCAAAGATCCCAGAGGATCCACCCTCACGCATCCTCTTTTTTACAGACGCCAGAAGGCGATCTTACAACCGCCTCCTGTATACATGATATTATAAGCCGGATCACCCGTTTACTTACCCATATCAACCATATTTTGAGCTAATTGCCTGATATAATCATCATTATTGGGTTGATTATTATACTTAGCTAGACATCTTGGACATCCAATCGTCTTCACCCTCTCAATACGTGCCCAGTTATTACTTAATGCTGGTGTCCCACACAGTGTACCCTCACCGGACTTGTAAATGTGGGCTGTATCTTCCCATACATTACCCTTATTACCGAATACGCTGTACCCGGGCTTTAGATCGGCTACGTTCACTCTGGTTGTTACTACATCCGCTTGGCGGTTTAATTCATTGAATTGTTTTGTTAACATACGTTTATATTT